CAGGCTTTTCAAACCTATAAGTATGGCAAGAACAATCCTCCCAGAATTGCAACCCCAGCAATGAAGTTTGGATCAATGTGCCACAAGTACTGTTTAGAACCTCAACTTTTTCAAGGTTCTTATGCCTTACTAGATGATAAAAGAACAAAAGCTGGTAAAGCAACAGCACTTGCTTTGCAAGAAAAAGGCATAGAAACCTTTACAACTCCAGAAATGGATACTCTTACTGGTATTTATAAGGCTCTTTGTAATAACGAATTTGCCAACAAATATATTATCTCAGATACCTTGAGAGATACCAGAGGATTAGCAGAACAGTCTTACTGGTGGAAGCATAGAGAAACAGGTTTGCAATGCAAATGCCGTTGTGACTATGTAATTGATGATATGGTCAT